AAAGTATGTCAAAAAAATGGGTCTTACCAAGATGGAAAGAGGGATTTTAGGAGAACCGCCGGCGGCGCTCGGACAAAATTTTGGGTCGGTAACTATCTAGGAAGAATATTTAGGGAGAAAATGGATAACAAAAAGTCGCCAAAAGTCGCCAAAAATTTTTACTGTGAAAAATGTGACTATAAATGCTATAAGAAGAGTGATTTTGTAAAGCACCTCTCAACCGATAAACACTCGAGGATAATTTTGGATAACGAAAACTCGCCAAATTGGTATTCGTGCGAATGTGGGAAAAGATATCGTCATATGTCCGGTTTAAGTAAGCATCGTCACAAGTGTTTTGTGACTGGAAACAACAATAATATCAATGAAATCAAAGATATTATGATGAAACAACAAGACAAATTATTACAAGAACAAGATAAACGCAACGAAGAACAACAAAAGAAAATAGATCAGTTAGCAAACCAAATTTCCAATATGTCACTCGTTACCAATAACAATACTATGAATAACAAGTTCAATTTGAATTTCTTCTTAAATACACAATGTAAGGATGCGATCGATTTTCAAACCTTTTTACAAGACCATTTACAGATATCACAGGAGGATTTATTCTATTTTGGTAACAATGGTTATGTAAATGGAATGATGAATATTATTGATAAATCACTAGGAAGCATAGACGTTCATAAACGACCACTGCATTGTACTGATATAAAACGTAAAATAATGTATTATAAACAGGGAGACGGAAGTTGGGAGAAGGATGAAGAAAAAATTCATTTAAAGAAATTAGTAAAGGAAATTGATAACAAAACAATGGATTGTCTACAAAATTGGGAAGACGGGAACCGTTATAAATTTGAAGACATGGAATCACAGAATTTTAAATGGTATTTCCGTGTGGCATCGGAAACACTCGGAGGAGATTCAAGTAAGGACGATCAATACATGGCAAAGATAATGAATCATATTGTGATTGAAACATATGTTAAAAAGACAAATATGTTACAAAATTCATAAAGTCTTGTAAAATGTAATTCGGGAACCTAGTAATAACGTTTGATAATGACACATCGTCCATGTCTCATTATTTAACTAAAAATACAATTCTAACCATGTATTACCATCTTGCCATTGCATCTGTCTATTCGTCCAATAAGCATAGTAAATAGCTTCATGTGTTTTCTTTTTTTTCATAGAAAAATCAATTATGCAATTGTATTTACGATTATTATATACAAATGTCCGTTTCTTTTCAAGAGTAGCCGCCCAATGTCCCTTTCCACCTTCATCTGAACCATAACCACCATTTATTATATATTTATTGGTATCAATTTGATACATAATACGCAAACAATTCCCATGATTGGGATCATAAAAATGAACTATATTTTGTGACATTATATTATATAATCATATAATATATGATAAATAATAAACAAAAGATAAGATTAAATAAAACACAAAAGAAAAGAACATATAAAACGTGGAAAAAATGTACCCATGTGCCTTGTGGTTCAATGAAGGACAATTGCGAACCCGATTACTGCGCTCAAAATAAATCAATATCTCGTAATTGGGGAATTTGTAATATGGATTACATTACAAAAGGTAAAAACAAAAATATTACTAGAAAATGTAATTATATAAAGTCAATGCGTCCAAAACGCAACGTAACAATGAAAGGCAAACCAATAAAATATAGTGTAAATTATAAAACAATGGCAGATAAATTACCATACATATGGAGGTTTTTAGACAATAAAACACGTAAAAAAATGATTACATTGGCAAAGAAACCAATAAATAAAATAAATATTAGTACATTTACCAAGTAAGAGTGCATTTGCCACCGAATTCATTCATCGGTTCATCATCATCCTTATAGACACTTTCGTCATTAGGTTCATATACAGCTTTCCATTTCGTTTCGGTCATATTTATATATTCTGTATTATTAGCACTATAAATATAGTATCCATTCTTTTTGTAATACCGTTTTCGCTGATACCATTGATTCGTAAAGTTTTTATGTGTGTCGACAATGTCAACTACGATAGGATTATTGTGTTTGACACGTAATATGCGTCCAATAGACTGTGTAATATCCGTTTTAGGTGTTACCATTACAAGTGTAGATAATGTTTTAATATCCAACGCTTCAGCGGCCATTGCATAGGTAGCAATAACTATCTGTTTCGTTTCACTTTCTTGTAAATCTTTTTGTTTCATTCCACCTAGATAATAACCGCATGTCGCAAAACCTTTATGTGAAATGCTATCATATAAATATGTTAATAAGTTGCGATTATGACCCAAAATCATAATTTGTTTTGTCGATTTTTCATCAATAAGATCGCGTATGGCTTTTACAATAAAATCACTTCGCGGGCCGAATTCACATAATTTAGAAATCATTGTGCTATGTTTCGTGTTTCCGCGGAAATCCAATTCTACTTCATTGAATTGCGGGTCATTTGACTTATAATGGAGTGCGCGTACCATGACTATATCATCTTTCTCACGTTCTTCATGATAGATTTTCGGTCCAATAAACATATATAACACGTGGGTTAACCGATCTTTGCGTTCTACTGTTGCAGATATTCCTAACATATACTTTGTAACGGCTTTAAATAGAGCTTTTGAAAATTGTTCGCTTCCTATACGATGAACTTCATCAACGATGGTTAAACCAAAATGACTAAACGCATTGTTTTTAAAATCTTTAATGTATAATGTTTGTAACATCCCAATGACAATATCCTTCCCTTCAACATCAAAAACCGAGCCTTGTATTTTACCGACTTTAGCAGAAGGCAAGAAAGCTTCTATCCGTTCAATCCATTGGTTCATGAGAAATTCTTTATGAACGATAACCAATGTTTTAACTTTTAATTTAGAAATAATATTAAGTGCCATTATTGTTTTACCTCTTCCACAAGGAACTTCTAATATACCACCATTTCCATAGTTTTTACCGTCGTTGTTTGTTATTTTATTGCAGTGTTCCAAATAAATATTTACTATTTTTTCTTGATAATCTCGTAATGATTGTGTAAATTCAACATCAATTGATTCAATACAATCATTATCAATCAGTTCATTTTTTTCCGGAATTCCGAATTGTTCTATCCCATAAAAACGGGGAATGTATATTTTATTTGTATTTTCACGATAACAATAAAAACCTTCACTTTGGGCCCCGCCACCACAATTAATTGGTGTAAATGGTTTAGCATATAAATCTGTGTAAACATTTTTTAACATTGAGGTAGATAAATCAGATTTCAATATAGTATATCCCTTGCGTCCAATATACGCATTTTTAAGTAAATTTGATTTATCAAACGAAGCCATTATAATAATCTATATGTATACAGTTTTAGGATATTTATAATTCAATTTTGAAAAGAACAATAAAATATAAGATATTTATATAATGAAAATGTTTAATTCATTTACACCTATGGAAATAACAGTATTGATTGTTTTTGTATTTTATTTGATGTTTAATATTGATACACCCGAAATGATTGCTGAAATAGTCGAAACACCAATAGGTTTATTGAGTATAATGGTAATGATAATGTATTTGTTTTTTTACGGTAATCCAATTATCGCAATCATGTTTATCTTTGTTGCTTACGAATTATTAAAACGTAGTGCCCTTGTTACAGGCCGTAAAGCATTAATGGATTATACACCATCTCAATCCAAAAAGAATATCCAAATGAAAGCCATGAACCCACCCAAGGAAAAGACATTGGAAGAAGAAATGGTTGAAAAAATGGCCCCTATTGGAAAAAGTGAAATGATCGATTTAGTTGAAACCGGTTTTAAACCAGTAGCAACAAAAACACCCGGTGCCTCCAAACTATAAATTTATAGTCATGTGTTAGCATCATAATTTGATAAATACAATATGTTTTTATCAAATATCAAAATGTTTTCGTAATCGGGAACCTATCAATTATATATTATTTACAGCAAATATATTTATAATTATTATTGCTATCATAATAAACAATCCTGATGAAGTTCCTAGTTCTTTATAACTGCTACCTTCGTCGGTAATATTATATAAACCAATAAAATAATATATCATTATCAGTGCCAAAAAAGGTAAAAAAATACGTCCATACTCAAGTGGGTTACTTACCATAGCAATTAATAAAACACCAATATCCGAGAAATCATATAACTTCATCTTTTCATGACGGTCGTTTCCATCAAAATAGTATTTATGGAGAATATGTGTTGTTTCTGTATTTTCACCATCTTTTAAATGAGAATAAGTCATATTTTTTTTAATTAATCTATTAATCATTACACTCAACCCACCAAACGCACTAAATATTATAAAATATATAGCAGTTGTAACCATAATCCAATTTTTCAACATGAACCCAGTAATTAACATATATAGAAATAATAATAGTATTATAAATACAATGACAATGTCAGCAGACTGGAGACGACGTTCCCCACTATAAAATTCATTAATACTATCTTGGTCTGTAGTATCAAGTCGGTTCGGATCAGGCATTTTTAATACACCACTTCCTTCGATTGTAAGTTTAATAATTTTTTCAATAACCAACAATTTATACAGCCATGGCACGAAGAAGTAAGCAATTATGACAAATACAGAAATAATAACCATATTAGTTGAACTGTTTTGAAAATTTATTTTTCCGGATTCATTTGTATATTCACTATTAATAGGAACATTATAAGTAGCAATAGTATCATTGCTTTCACCAGTTGGATTACAATCAATATATATTTGGTCTTCTCCACCTTTGTATGAAACTGAACTGTCTATGATCGTTCGTTCTGTAAATAAGTGTGGTTTATCTTCATTTCCAAGAAAAGAAAGAGTAGTATCGGACATGTTTTCAAATATGTTTGAAGCAGATTTTATGCGTATTGGTTTTCCAAATACAATTACATCAATTTTATTAGAAGACAATGATATTCCAACATCTTTATAAACGGCCCAAGGAATTTCATAATTATAATAATAAGCATCACTATTATTTGGTGTAATAGTAGATAAATCGAAATCTATATTTTTTGCAGGGCTAGGTGGAGAAGCAAACATCTTTAATAATTTATCCAAGTCACTTTCTTCAGCCCCATTGTCTACTTTTATCAAAAAACAGGTAAAAAGGGTATTAGTAGTATTTGAAACTGGGTCGTGTTTAATTATAAGTTCACCAACATTACTAGGAGATGATGTTTTATGAATGGGTTTAGATACAAAAATGCTTGTTCCATGATAGTCTGCTTGTAATTTTGAAAAGAATATATTCGGATCAATATAATAGTTTATATTTGCAGAATGATATGATACAGAATCCTCACTGCCATAAGTTTTGCTACTAAATGTATTTATATTAATTGAACCTTTATAATAATTATAAATAAGACGTTCATTAGTGGTTCTGATATCTTCATTAAAATCAATATCAATCGTATTACCCATATTTTGTATTATAGTTATATATTATTCAACTATAATATTTGACATTGAATCAGACAACATAATTAGAGGACTGGTATATATTGAAAATCATTATTTTCATATTTTGTTACATTGAATATGTCATTATATCCTTCTACATATACCGTTTCTCCATTCATAATATCATCACAACCATATTCATTGGAACAACTTTTACCATTTACACTAATTGGTAATTTTGTATTCACTGATCCACTATTTGAAATAGTATAGAAATTCCATTTGTCGCGACCGGTTTGGGATATTCTACCCATAAGTGGTAATATTAAATTTTCATTGTTACCTTCTTTTGTTAAAATACCTATTTGTTTGTAACTTTGAGGAACTCCACGCGTTTTAATATTGATAGGTATACCACCACGAACATCATTACTATGTATTTGAGGGAAATGCTGATTTACAGAGAGTGGTGGTTTATAAGGGTCATTGAAAATGTTCGACGTGGAATTGTTCTCATTTCCTAAAATTGCATTTGGTATTTTATTTATAATATTAATATTCTTGGCACCTACATTATACATATTTTGATACATAATGTATCCAATCACTACAAAAATGATGATAAAAAATAGAATAGTGGTGTTTTCAATACAAAATACTCCTGGAGGGCATTGTTTACTCATTATATATTGTGATGTATATTTCTATACTTATAAATGATATAATATCATATTACAAAATATCATTTTGTCTTCGTAATTATCCTAATATCTCGCCAAATGTTTTAAATGACTTTGCAAACCTTCGTCCACCTCCTTTGAGAAGTGTAATCCCGGGTTTCGCATCGTTTGGAAAATGTTTAGTAATTGATTTCATGGAACGAGAGAACTGTTTTCCAACTACATTCATTTTTAAACGCTTACAATTATAACATCGTTCACGAATCCATTTCGGGTAATGGATTATATGAAATCCAGCATTATTAATTGAAATAGTATCTAATGTTTCCAAACCTTGCCAGAGTAACTTTTCTATTTCAAAACCATCAATATAACCGAAACTAAAAATACCTACTAAAGCAAACAAAAAAGTTGGAATCAAATAAAATATTTTTCCTACGGTTTCAATAATGTACCAAAAAACACAACTGGGAGCTTCAAAAATGATTTTCAAAAAACAGAATAAATGTGTAATTAAGAATTCAAGTGAATAGATTAAAAATACTCCGAATTGTGCTATTCCGCGTCCGAGTGAATGAAAACCTAATGCTACAGCGGTAGTGGCACCTCCAATCATTTCAGTAACTCCAACAGCAGTTCCGATTAAAAACATGAATATTTTATCAATATTGAGAATCAGTTTTGGAATCATCGATACCACTTTCACAATACTTTTAATCATTCCAACAAAGGGTTCTTCTTTTGGACGTTCTTTGATTTTAAAATAATATAGTGTTTCATCGTAATAATATTTTATTTTTTGCTGTATTTTGGTGTCATAATAAGTGTCACTAATGTATACAAATAAAAATATAAATATTAAAAATGATAAAAAATATCTTAAAATATACATAATATATGTGTTATATATTATGTTATGAAAAATAAATACTCGGCATTGTGTAAAAACATTATGATGACATTTTAACGTCCACTGAATTTTTCATTAAATTTGATATACTTTCCGTATTTTTTCATAAAGTTTTCAGCTTTATCTAAAATAGGTTCTAAAACTTCTACTTTGCTAATCATTGTTTCCTGCATTTTTGCTAACTCACTTACGTCTTTTTCAACTTCTTCTTTTTTTTCAAGTAATTCATTTTTTTCTTCTTCGGACATGTTATTAATCATTTCATCAACAAGTTCATCACCAGTTTTTTCTTTTTTTTCTTCTTTCTTACCCTCATCTTTGTTGTTTTCATCTTTATTTTCGTCTTTACCGTCTTCTGGTTCTTCTTTATTTTCCATTGTTTCTTTGTTTTTCATATTTTCACCAATTCTCATTCCATAACGTCCAATATGAGAAACAATGAGAGCTACAAACAAAATAACCATCATATTTTTGCTAAAAAAGGTGGTGACAAAACCAGATAATAAAAATATGATTACTGATGCGAAATCATTTATTTGTAACATATACATTACATCCAAGAATGCGATTAAAACAACGGAATATAATACGAATTTGTTATGCAACACGGGTTTCAAATTAATTGAAAATTTTCTAATTTTTTTGAAGTTTAACATTATATTATATAATTATAAAATAATGTAATGGACTAACGGCCCTAATCACTTCCCTCTGTATTTTTATCTGAAATATCATCTAATGTAGGTTCAGATACATCGTCATTTGAAATATCGACAATAATCTCATAAACAGGTGCGAATATATCGTTACCTTCATTAGATAATTCTTGTGTAATTCCTGGGTTAGCGTCTCCGTCGTTTTCGTTATTATCATCGTCTCCGTCGTTAAAATCAATATTATATGCGGGAGGTATACATTCACTATCATATATTTCTAATATTTCTTTTACCACCTCTTCACGTTGTATATCATCATTTTGAAATTCAAAACTAGATATACTAGATGAACGCTTACCTTTGAATTTATTTAAAAAATCTTCCATACCATTTAAATTTTCTCCAACTTTGTCTGTTTGTTCTAAATCACCCGTAATAATCAAACGACTATTTTCACCTATACGCGTCATTAACATTTTCATTTGATTTATCGTGGAATTCTGCATTTCATCAGCAATGATCCATGAATTTTTAAATGTGCGTCCGCGCATGTATCCCAAAGGAGCAATTTCAATTATTTTTTCTTCTACTAATTCAGAGACTTCTTTTACACTCATAAAATTGTATAAAACATCATATATTGGTCTAACCCATGGTGCCATTTTTTCTTCCAATGTCCCGGGTAAATACCCCAAATCTTCGTCCACCGAGACGGATGGACGTGTAAATATAATTTTTTCATAGTGTTCTTGTATAAAATTTTTAATACCATATTCGGTGGCAAAAAGAGTTTTACCAGTTCCAGCGGGTCCAGTAACAACAATTATTTTTTTGTTTTTATTTTTTAGTAAATTATTATACAGTGTTTGGCTTTTATTTTTCGGTTTTGTAAATTTTTCCTCAATTTTTTGTTTTTCATAATTAGTTAAATACCGATAATTACCATATAATCGCTGTTGTTGTGATGAAAACGTATTGTATTGGTTATGAGAATATGAACTTTCTTTACCAAATTCATTATAATAATCATTTATTTCTTCGTCCGCTTGTTTTCTGTATTTACGCCCCTTTTTTTGATTATCATTTTTGTTTAACCCGCTTTTCATTGTTTTTTCTAGATGTCTTGTTTTCATATATTATTATCTTATTAATTACATTTTCTAATAAAATAATATTTTTAGTTTCTATTCATGTTCTTCATTTTCAGTGTCAATTGTATCATCCGCCAAATAATGTATATATTTTGCCGCATTAAAAGCAATAAATACAGTAATACCACCAATAACCATTGTTTCTAATCCATTTATCCAATGACCTTTTAAATACCCTAATCCAAATAATGTAACAAGTAAAATACTAACTGCATAATAAAAAGCTTCGTCGGATTCTAATAAATATGGAATCATAGGAAGAGAACCTAAAATAACAAAAGATATAAATGTAGTTAGACCTACCATGTACGGATGTTTCTGTGTATCTTTCATTCTTTCGGCTAGGAAACTGGAGATACCCATACTAAATCCATCGGCCAATATAGACGCAAACCCTAAAACAATTATTACATTATTTGAAAAATTCGCACCAACAGAACCAGCAATAATTGCGAATGTAGTAATAAGCCCATCGACACCGCCATACACTATTTCCGAATTAAAACTATTATTTTCAATGATATTATTCATATTTTTAACAACCATTTGTGAGTGTATAAATAGTAATTATCTTATACATTTTGGATAGATAATTTTTGCTTGTGTAGTGATAAAAATGAAAGAATCATTATTTTATGGGATAGATATATTTTTTTTGAAATTACATAAATATAAACATTATAATATATCAGTTTAGGAGAATGAGCGCACAAGTAACTCAATCGGAACCACTTCTTACACCAAACGACAGTCGCTATGTAATGTTTCCAATTGTAGACGATGATATTTGGAAAATGTATAAAAAATCTGTTGATAGTTTTTGGGTCCCACAGGAATGTGATTTATCAAAGGATTTAAATGACTGGAATAAATTAACAAAAGATGAAAAACACTTTGTAAGCATGGTATTGGCTTTTTTTGCTGCTTCTGATGGTATTGTGTTAGAAAATTTGGCCGTCCGTTTTATGAATGACGTCCAACTATCTGAAGCCCGCGCATTTTATGGTTTTCAAATAGCCATAGAAAATATTCATTCTGAAATGTATAGTTTACTGATTGATACTTATATTAAAGATAATAATGAACGTAATAAATTATTTAATGCTATTGAGAATTTCCCCTGTGTAGAGAAAAAAGCAAATTGGGCGCGCAGGTGGATAAATGATAATCGTAGTTCATTCGCCGCTCGTTTAGTTGGTTTTGCTGTGGTCGAAGGAATTTTCTTTTCATCAAGTTTCGCTTGTATTTATTGGATTAAGAAACGTGGATTATTACCCGGATTAACATTTTCAAACGAGTTGATATCACGCGATGAGGCATTACATACAGAATTTGCGGTTTTATTATATAACAAATTACAAAAGAAATTGTCAAAAAAACGTATTCATGAAATAATTTCCGAAGCCGTTGAAATAGAAAAGGAATTTATAACAGAGTCTATACCTTGTCGTATGATTGGAATGAACGCAAAATTGATGTGTCAGTATATTGAATTTGTTGCGGATCGTTTGTGCGTTCAATTAGGTTATGATAAGATATTTAATTCAACGAATCCCTTTGATTTTATGGAATTGATTAGTGTTGAAACAAAAGTGAACTTTTTTGAACGCACTAATTCGGAATATGCATTGGCAAATAAGACCGTTGATAATAATGTATTTGATTTTTCAGCAGATTTTTAGAATATGAAATACAATTTGAAAAATAATATAATAATATTATTGTATTAACAAGTAATAATATTGTGTAAATACCATTAAATATGACACCATTGAGTAATAATGATGAAAAATATGCTGCAAACGCATATATAGAAGCATGTAAATCTCAAATGGCAATGCAACATGGATGTATAGCTGTTCGTTCTGGAAAAATAATTGCGAAAGGACATAATAAATGTAGAACATATTCGAAAGATGGGTTGATTTACAATAGTTGTTCTTGTCACGCAGAAATAGATGTATTAAGGAAATGTAAGAAATTGAATATTACGAATAAACTGAATTTGTATATTGTGCGTCGTTCAATAGATGATTGTTATACACAGAGTTCACCCTGTTTGGATTGTTTTGAAACAATGAAAAAATTCGATATTAAATATATTGTATTTAGTACAATCACGGGAGAATTGTATAAATGTAGTTTTGATAAGTTTAGAAGTACACATGAAACAAGTGGAAGAAAAGCAATATTGGAAAATAGGGTAAAATTAGTTGCATAAATGGGAAATCATTATTTAGACGTAATATTTTTTATTATAGTATAATATAGATGACAACGTATAAAGGTGGACGTAAGAACGCTTCAAGAAAAGCTAGAAAAGGAACTAGAAAAATTAGAGTGAAACGTGGCGGAGGCGGTAATCCTCTTCATAGATATATCAGAGATGAATTGGATTTAAAACAACCACATAAATTTGCTGATATTAAATTTTATGGAAGTAAAGGACGTGCTATAGTTATCGGTGAAGAAAGTATGACTTCACAAGAATATAATGTTTTAATTGATGAAATTAAACGTGCGCTCAAATCATTAGATAAA